TTATGTGTTTTTCTCAGGATTTCTTTTTGTGTAGTCTAATAACTCTTTTTCTGTGTATTCAGCTAAACGCATATTAGCGATAGAATGCTTGCAGCACATTTTAGCTGTTTCAGAGATTAATTGCCTACCTTGGGTATCGCTTCTTCTAAAATTTGCCAATAACTTTATCTCATCCATATTCAATAAAACTGGATTTATTGCATCAGAAGGCGTGATTAGTGAAGGCGAAATTGTTTTAGAGTAATCATCCATATCTATTTCAGTTGCTTTATCTTTAATAGCATTCACAAGCTCTTCGTTATTGGCGTTATTCGTTTCTCTCACCCCAGATAGTATATAGTTAATATCCACTTTTAAATCTGGGCGTTCAAGTTCTAATAATCTTAAAGCATTTTCAGGAAATACACCTCGACGTTTTCTTTCAGCAAAAGCACTTTTTGACATCTTTAAAAGTTCAGCTACTTCTTTATCCATCGTTAGCGATAGTTCAGTTTTTAATCGATTGGCGATATCTGTGAAATTTTTCATAAAAACCTCTTGAAATTCATAAAAATCACATTTAATATGAACTCAGTAAACAATAATGAGCTTTATGATTTCATATTAATTCGTATTGTTCTTATTTTAGTTCAAAATGTATTTTTAGTCCATAGAGGAGTTTGTATGAGAAAAAGAACAAGAGATGAAGCTAAGAACTGGTTCAGGGAAATGAATGTAACTCAATCAGAATGGGGGCGAAGAAATGGTTATAGCGCTAATGAAATTAGCCGAGTATTGACAGGAAAATCAAAATGTCTTTATGGAAGAGAGCGAGAAATTGCGATTAAGCTCAATATCGCGTTAGAAAGTTAGAGGCTCATATGTGTGAACTAAAGCCATATTACTCTGCACAAGAGTTGATATGTTTACGTCTATCAGTCTTACCAACGACCAAAAAAGCAGTCATAGATAAAGCCAAACGTGAAAACTGGCAGTCTCGTAAACGTGTTGGTCGTGGCGGTGGTCTGGAATATGCCCTTTCTTCTTTGCCACAGGATGTACAGGACGCAATCAGGGATAAATTTGCCACATCGGTGGTGGTAGCTAAGCCAAAAAAATTACCTGTAATGCGATCGGTTGTGCTAACTGAGCTGACCGAAAAACAACGCCAAGCGGCGGAAGCAAGAATGGCGTTGGTGGCGTATGTGCTGAAGTTGGAAGAAGTGCAACCCCGTTATAAAGCAGTGAAGTTTTTTTGCCAACAGGCTAAACAACATTTGTTATCACCTGAATTAATGCAATTAGTGGCTAAGGCGAATAACAAAAAAGGTGAAAGCCGTGTGATTGGTGAACGCACCTTAAATCAATGGGTGTTGGATTATGAAAAAGCGACCACCCCAGAAGAGCGTTTAAAAGCCCTTGCACCGATGCAACGGGTAGCTAAAAAAGCGGAAGAAATTAGCTGGTTGCCTGATTTTTTAGCGGAATATCGCCAAACCAACGGCATTAATGTGGCAGAAGCCTATGGCTATTTTGCTCAACATTGGCGAGAGCGTTTTGCGGATCAGCCATTAATGCTTGAAATGTTGCCAAGCCTTGATCGTGTTAGACGGGCGCTTGCCAAACTGCCCCGCCACATTAAGGAAATTGGGCGTAAAACAGGTGCTGAATTGCGTGCGTTGAAGACTTATGTGAAACGGGATTGGTCGAAATTGTTGGTGAATGATGTGTGGGTGGGTGATGGACACAGTATGAAAATGAAAGTAGCTCACCCTGATCACGGTCGCCCTTTTATCCCTGAAATCACGCTGATTATGGACGCCCCTTGTCGTTACATTGTGGGCTGGTCGGCAAGCCTTTCAGAAAATGCCCTTGCGGTGGCAGATGCGTTACGCAATGGCATTGAACAGCACGGTATCCCCGCGATTTATTATTCGGATAACGGGGGCGGTGAGAAAAACTGGCTACTTGATGGGGATATTACTGGAATGTTGCCCCGCTTAGGTATCAATCACCAAACAGGGATACCGGGCAACCCACAAGGGCGTGGGATTATTGAGCGGGTACACCAAACGATTTTATATCGCATTGCACGCCAATTTGAAACTTATCACGGCAGCGGTGCCGATAGGGAAACGGTGAGAAAGGTTAGCACAGGTGTTATCTCCCTTGAAAAAGCCTTGCGAAAAAACACCGCACTTGAAGATTTAACGCCGAAACAACGTGGTGCTATGGGTAAGTTACCCAGTTGGAATCAGTTTTTAGATGCGGTGCAAGCGGGCATTGATTGGTACAACAATGAGCATAAACACAGTGAAATTGGTTATGTAACGCCTGCAACAAAACGCCGTGAGTTAATGGCAAAAATGGGTGAGGAAAATCTGCTTTACCTCACCCCAGTTGAAGCCAGGGATTTATTCCGCCCTGCGGTAGAACGCACACCAGAGCGTGGTTGGGTACGATTATTTAATAACTACTACTTTAGTCAGAAGTTATTAGATGTTGATGGGCAAAAAGTGCAAGTTGCCTTTGACATCCACGACCCAAGCAAGGTGATAGTGCGTAAATTAGACGGTGTGTTTGTGTGTTATGCAGAACTTGATGGCAATAAACGTGATGCATTCCCAATGAGTTTTGTGGAGAAAACGAGAAAAGAACGTCATCAACGCAGGGCAAAACTCAAACAAGAACAACTTGATGAAATTAATGCTGAACTTAACCCTGTTATCACCATTGAACACAAAGAAAGTGCGGATTGGTTACATCAATTACGCATCAATCAACAAAACGAATGGGAAGAGACAGAAGAAATCGCCGTATTTCCAAGCGAAATGAAACGTCAATTAAAAAGAAAGGTAGGTTAAACAATGAAAGAACAATTACAACGCTATATGCAGACACACGGGCTAACGCAAGGGCAAATTGCAAAAGCCATTGGGAAATCCATTACCACCGTCAGCCAGTATTTAAAAGGCAATTATAACGGGAAAACCGATGAAATTGATGATGCGGTAGCTCGTTTGTTGCAACGTGAAAAAGATAAGGTGGTGGAACGCCGTTTTAACAGTGAATTTGTGGAAACTTATGCGGCTCAACGTTGCTTAGATGCTATTTACACCGCTCACGCTGAAGGAGAAATCGTGGTGATTGTCGGGGCAGCGGGGTTAGGTAAAACGCAAGCCTTAAAGCATTACGTCTCTCAAAACCCTGAAACCTTATTTATTGAGGTAAACCCAAGTTTTAATCCCAAAGTGTTATTAAAAAAATTGTGTCGGCAGGCGGGGTTAAGCGAAAACGGCGTAAATTATGAACTCTTTGATCGCATTACAGAAAAACTCGGAGAAGGACGCTTAATTGTGGTGGATGAGGCAGAGTTATTAAACACAAAATGCTTGGAGTATTTACGCCGCATTCACGATTTAACGGGGTGTGGATTGGTGATGGCAGGAATGCCGAAATTAATTGTTAATTTAAAGGGTGTTTATGGCGATCTTGCTCAACTTTATAGCCGTTCTGGTGTGCTTTGTGATTTACAAAATGCCTTAGAAAAAGAGGACATTGATATGCTTGCCGAACAGGGGTTAGGAACAGGTGAATTTAACGACTTACTTTACAAAGTAAGCAAAGGCAACGCCAGACGTTTAAACAAATTAATGCGAGGGGTGATCCGCGTGGCAGAAATGCACGGCAAACCGATTAGCGAGGCACTGATTAACCGTTATGCGGAAATGTTGATTAATTAAGGGGGCAATGATGAGAGTTGATGTTACATACGAAAAAAAAGTGTATCAACGCTGGAATGATCAGCGACTGGCGGGGTTAAAAGAGTTTAATGTGCGAAAAGGTGTTGTTGCTTTTAAAAGAGGTCGAAAACACTTTGATTTTTCGGTCGCTTTGGCTGTTGTAGGTAATCCAGATTGTAGCAAAGCTGACATAGATAATAGCTCTAGGGTTGTGATGAGTTTTGAAAAGGGATGTTTTAGGGATAGAAGAAGTTGGTATGTAGCTTACTGGTATTTAAGAATGTTTATTAACAATAGGTAGTGATTTAAGGAGAAAGAAAATGGCAAGAGCCGACATTATTGATACCGCGTATTTACTCCGTCGCGAAGGGGTGGAGATTGTGAAATCGAAAGATGGACGTTTTCCGAGTTTTTTAATTTTACGCCCAAGTAAACGCCTAATGGCATCCGCTACACAGATTGTAGAAAAGATCAATGGGCAACGTCGTGAGCGGTTTATCACGAAAGTGGGAAATTGTACGGTGTACTGGTTTTGAGGTGAGTAATGGCAAAGTCTCTTGATATTTACGCCGTCTATGAGGGTGAGGATAACTTAGGAGACGGCACTGCGGAACAGTTAGCAAAGCAATTTAACTTAAGTAAAACCACGATTTATCGCTACGCTAAGTTGGGCGATAAAGCAAGCAAAAAGAAACGTTTGATTGTGATCAAAATTGATAAAGAGGAAAAAACCAAATGAAAAAAATCGCCGTAATTTGTACCGCACTTTTGTTGGCTGGGTGTGATGCACAAACCCAAGCCAAGTTTAACGAAGTGCGAATTGCTGAAATCTGTAAAAGTGGCGTGGTGTATTTGGTTGTTAATAACGGCGGCATCACCCCCAAAATCAACGGCAATTATGACGTTTATACCTGTAATCAATCAGCTAACCCATAGGAGAAAACAATGAGTAAAACCGTAATTGAAGGCAAAACCTACTGGCGAGATGCCAAAGGCAACCTTACCCCCGAAGAGCTGGTAAAAGAGATCGACCAAGCACGCCACGCCTTAGTGTGCGAGTGGGTGGAAAAAGCCAAAGCCTTAAACCTTGAGATGAGCCGCTTTAAAGGTGGGATTTTTGGTGATATTCAGGCTTTCATCGAACTGTCCGCCGAAAAGTACAACGCCAAACTGGGCGGCAACAAAGGCAACGTTACGCTATTTAGCTATGACGGCAAATACAAAATCGTGCGAGCGATTAGCGATCATTTGCAATTTGATGAACGCATTCAGGCGGCTAAGGCGTTAATTGATGAGTGCCTTAGCGAATGGTCGGAAGGCTCTCGCCCAGAGCTAAAAACCTTGATTGAACGTGCTTTTGATGTGGATAAAGAAGGCAATCTCAACACAGGGAGAATTTTAGGCTTACGCCGTGTTGAAATCACCGACCCACGTTGGCTCAATGCAATGCAAGCCATTAGCGAAAGTGTGCAAGTAGTCAGCTCTAAAGCCTATGTGCGAGTTTATGAGCGTGTGGGTGATAGCGATCAATATCAGCCGATTAGTTTGGATATGGCGGGGGTGTAAATGGACGATGTGATTGTAATGCTGGGGTATTTTGTCTTAATGGGGTGGCTAATGTATAAATCAATTTAAAACCCTTTTCAACGCTCTTTTAATCTCCCCCAGCCCCCTCTTTACAAAAGAGGGGGAAGAGAAGGAAGGGCGTTTATAAAGTGTTTTAACCATCAAAACAGGAGCAAAAAATGGCAAAACAAACCTTTAAAGATGCGGCGGAAATTGCCGCAGAAATCGAAAAAGCGGGCGATTACCGCAATGCGGCGAGGTTGTGGGGAGTAGCGGCAACTTTGGCAAATAAAATGGAAAACCAACAATGGTGCGAAAACCGAGCAGATTTTTGTCGCCGAGTAGCAACAAGACCGTTTAAGGGGGCAGATGATGAATAAATATCTTGTCAGAGTTTATGGAATGGTTGAAATCACCGTAGAAGCCGAAAGCATTGAGCAGGCGGCGGAAAAATGTGATTTAAACACCTTAGACCTGAATAAATTGCCTCATCAGATTACGGAAATTGACGAGGTTGTGGAGGTTGAAGAGCTATGACAACGCAAAAGCAAAGTGAACTTGCACTCAAGCTGGATATGATGATCGGACAGCTTCAACAAGCAGTCAGAGCGATTAATACGGGCAACTATATTGCGGCGGGGGTGTATATGGAAATGGTGCAAAACCAACTGCCAAAGGCGAGATGGCAGGTAAGGGGGTAAAGATGATTGACGAAAAAGTCCGAATGACAATCGAAATAGAAATGGAACGCCACCAGCTTGAACAGCTAGAAATATCAAGCAAAACGGACGTTTTAGGTGGCAATATTGTTCGGCTTGATTGGGAAGGTGGAGTATTTGACGAGGTTGATGCCTATCGTACTTTATTTGACACAATAGATCCGAATTTAATGATGCTCCTTTTTGATAACCTAGACAATGAGGATTTTGTTAATGAATTACAACTTGCCATTAAACGAGCCATTACGCCAGTTATCAAAGATAAACGTAAAGCAATTTTGGAGAGTGAAAAATGAACGCGTTAGTAATGTATCGTGGCAAAGAATATAGCGTCCCTAACTGGGTAAATTATATCGCCACTGATCCAACAGGTGAGGTGTATGGGTTTAAAGATAGACCAACCCCTAAATTACCCTCTGATGATCTTGGTTATGTCGGGTGCTTGACTTTTGGGTGGGATTTAAGCAAGTGCCAGTTTATTCGGTTGAGTGCTTGTAAAGATTGGTTGCACTCTTTGTGTGAAGTTAGATGAAAGAAATAAGGGATAAAAATGAAAGAATATGAATACATACTGCTAGATTGCGATGAAGACGCCAGCAAAGAAGATGTACTAAAAAGTCTTGAAGGTAAAACATGGGAGCGTTTTGAGAGCGATTACAGTTGCCTTGATACTATTGCCGAAGAAATTTTAAAAGAAAATCATTTAGAATGGGAGATTTATGACGAAGAAGCTGATGGTGTCTGCCTTGCTGTAAAAAAAGCCAATAGTGAAGACTTTGAGGTTTATTATGTACAACCTAGGTATTCATTTACTCCAAGGAGCAACCTTATGTTTGATACTGATGATTTTAAAGATGAAAGTGTTACTTAAAACCCATTTACCGCCCTTTGTACCCAGAGGGCGGAATAATGTGTTTTAACCCCGTTTTAAAAGGAGTTTAAAAATGAAATGTAAATGCCCTGCGTGCGGGGCGGTGTTGTCGCTAGATGTGTTGTTACAGCACGACCAAGCAAGCCAAGCGGTGATGAACGCGTTATCGCTCAATGGCGAGTTTGGGCGGTTGGCGGTGCAGTATTTAGCTCTATTCCGCCCTGAAAAATCCGCACTCACAATGGATCGCTTAGCGAAACTACTCAGTGAATTGGTTGATGAGGTGCAACGCGGGCAATTTAGCCGTAATGGGCAGGTTTATTCTGCCCCCATTGAATGTTGGATTGATGGCTTAACCATTGTATTAAACAGTCGCCACCATATCAAACGCCCGCTTACCTCACACGGTTATTTGTATGAGGTGATGACTAAGTGGCAAGCCAAAAATAGCCATCACAATATGATGAACGGGCAAAGTAATCCGCCTGCCACTGCCCCACAATTCGGCAGCAAAACAGGCAAAGCCTTACAAAATTTAGCGGAGTTTGCCAATGGCAGATGAAAAATGGCTAAAACGAACCGTAGCTCAAGGGTTGGGAAAATTGGTGGTGTTACGCCTTGCCAACCAACCGCCCGAAGAGATGATCAAAGCCACGGCGGAAGTGTGGGTGCAGGTGATTTTAAGCCAACGCCTTTATGGCGGCTGGCAAGAGAAAGAAGATAAATGGCGAATTGAGCAGGCATTTATGCGGTTATGTGCGGAATGTGAGCGTTTTCCGGCCCCGAAAATGCTGTTAGACCGCTTACCCAATCGCAAAGTGATGGAATTACCCAAGCCCGAACCGCAACCGCTCACACCCGAGCGAAAAGCGAAAATTAAAGCCATACTAAACGAATGGCGAGGAGCGTTAAATGCAAAATGAAAATTACCGCAAAAACCTGATTGCCAAAGTGCATATTGGTAAAAGTCAGTTAAAAATGGACGAAGAAACCTACCGCACTTTTTTAATGAACGCCGTAAATAAAACCAGTTGCAAAGCAATGACCAACGCCGAGCTTAATCAAGTGTTGGATTTAATGGCACAACGTGGGGCAAAAGTGCGGTCGAATTTTTGGGGAAATCGCCCAAGTCCAGCTAAAGCGAAAAAGCCGTACCTTGCCAAAATTACCGCATTACTTGCTAAGCATAACCTTACACCGCAGTATGCTGACACGATTGGCAAAAAAGCCTTTGGTATTGAATTTATTGACTGGCTTGCTGTGTGGCAATTAAAAAAGGTGATCCAAATGTTGTCGGTGTATGACAACAAGAAAAAATAACAAAACATTTTGCATAAAATCGCTTTTGGGGCTTGACGCAAGGGGAAAAAAAAGTTAATTTTGCGATCAAGCTTCCAAAAAAAGCGACAGTACGGCTAGTGCAACCGTTATTTGTGCTATTTTTTTATCTGCAATTTGAGCATCAGAACGCCCAAGTGCGGTGAAAAAATGAAAACTTTTTAATCAATGGTCGAGAGTGCGAGGAATACAATACCGCAAGGGAATAACTCCGCTGTTTACTGTACAGTTTTTGGCTCTCGACCGCCCTACCAAAAATAGGGTTTCCACAAAAAGGAAAAATACAGTATGACAAATTTACCTATCAATGCCTTTACTGGCACTATCAATAATCAACCTACCCTTTTAATTAATGCTCGTGATCTTCATAAAGTATTGCAGGTCAGAACTCGTTTTGATATTTGGATTAATCGCCGTTTAGAAGATAATCTCTTTTTAGAAAATGTTGATTTTTTGAACGTGATCAAATCTGAACGTGTTAAAACTGGGGTATGGGGAAGTCGTGAAATGGAAGTGAAAGACTACCACCTAACCATCGACACCGCCAAACATCTTTGCTTAATGGAACATAGCGAAATCGGCTATCAAATCCGTCAGCAATTTATCGAAGACGATAACAAAATGCGTGCCTTAATTCCGCAATTAAACGCGGAGTTGAACGAAGCGAAACGGCAACTTCTCAGCATTCCTACTTTTTTACGCCAAAACCCGCAAGAATTAGGCGTGCTTTTAACCAATGCCCGCAAAGCCTTATTTGTCGCGCACCCAGAATGTGAAAAAATTGTGCTGTATCGTGAAATGGGACTCAACAACAGCGAAATCGCCAAATTGTTAGACTTAGGCAAAACTGCTCTTGAAAATCGCTTGCGTAAACTCTTTGATTTAGGGCTGCTACAACGCCGTCAAACACAGAACACACAATTAGCGTTATTTAGTCAAGGAGGCAACAATGAACAAGTTTAATCAATTTGACAAAATCGAAGATGTTCGCCGCGTGGCAGAGGGGTTAAAAAGCCTGCAACATCTGCTAGAAATTGTGGATAATACTGCCGATCAAATTAGTTTAGATCAGCTTGCTTGCCTAATTGGGGCGTTAGCGTTTAAATTAAATTGTGATGTAGATCAGATGTTGGCAATTTTACACTCGACAGAGTAAGCAATATTTAATAAATTAAAGGCTCGTTTAGAGCCTTTTTTAATGGAGAAAATATGAAAAAATTAATGCTTGCAATGCTATGTAGCATGCTTTCATTGTCTGTTTTTGCAATGACAGATGAAGCAAAAAATGAATTAACAAAAGCATTGCGAGGGGATTATCAAACCTTAAGAAATGTAGCTTATTCGATGAAAAGTGGTATAAGGGGACATGACAAAAATCCAATAACGGCGTGTGCATTACGCAAAATTATTGGGGCTGTCCTAGATAACTAG